GCGCCTCTTTGAAAGTCGGTCATTTGTGACCTTTTTGTTAATTCTCAAAAAGATGGTTGTCTTTGGGCTGTTTTCGTTGCCTACCTATTGAGAGGATTTTTTCAAAAGCGGAGATTTGGTCTCAAGAATTACAATTCAATTACAAGTTTCTCACCAATGCTACGAAACAGGCGTTCTCGATGCCTACCAAGTGTAGGGCATCTTTTTCAAGACCATTCTCGGACTATTATGACGTTTTGTTTACAAAATTGCTTGCAATGCTACGAAATGGCCTTTTTCATCGGCTACCAAGTAGAAGGATGTTTTTCGTCCGTCAAAGTCCAGAAATCTTCCATATGTTCCTTGACAAGTGAATAGTTCAATCGTCCGGTACTTCACAAAAGGTACTTCTGTAACTCGCAGCCCGGTCATAACGAAGACGGGGTGGCTGAAATGCCAATGGTGCGGTGCAAGCCCGCCGCCGGACGATTCCCCACTCCTAGGGAAGTCGAGGACCAATATGGGAGACCTTAACTTATTAACGCAGTTGAGCACTTGTTTCGTGCTTTTCTGCGACTGGAGAATTGGAACCCACCAATTCTCGTTACATACTCTTTGTTCCTGATTTCTGCTTCAGCTGGAGGTGATCAACATTTCAGAATATCTTACCACGCAAACTCCGCTACCGCCGTTTCTCCCATACCCACGCTTCCTTTTGGAACTTGACCTGAGTCAGACTGCAAAAATGACTTATGTGTTGCTACTCGACCGTGCCACACTCTCGCAGAAAAATCTCTGGATAGATGAACGTGGATTCGTGTTTGTCATTTTTACGATTTGCTCTTTGGCTGAGCAGCTAGGGCGCAGCACTGTCAGTGTTTCCAGTGCGCTTAAGGAATTGGACGCTGCGGGATTGATTGAGCGCAGACGAACGCGGTTTTCTTCGCCCAATCACATCTTTGTGAAAATTCCAAATGTTGAATAGTTCTGCGTTTTTCACGATTCAAGAACCGCCAAAATCACGATTCTGTGATGCAGATTCTTAATGGCATCTGCAAAAGATATTTTTCCTATGCAGTATAGCAGCCTTTAAGACTGTATCGAAGAAAACTTTCACCTAACCAACGTAATAAAACAAAAAGAGAAAAACGAATAGAATCCATCCATTCCTTTCCGTATTTGCACCACATGAATGAGGAGGTCTGCCCTTGAACAAAGAAAAATCTGAGAAGAAGCCCACCACACGCAAACGTGCGCCGAGAAGTCCGAAGTCCGTGCGCCTGATCGTGGAACGCCATTATATCGGCAATGTGCCGATGAATACGCTTTTTCAGCGGCTTGTGGAAGAAGAAATTCGTAAAACTGCCGAATCGTATCTCGCCGCTGGCTAATTGGACGTTTTACTGCGGAAAAGGGCTTGCATCGTCACGCAGCATCCGCTACAATGTGATTGATGAGGTCTCTTTTCCATTATGGAGGTACACATGGAAAAGGACAAAAAAGTAACTGCTTTATACTGCCGACTGTCAAAAGATGACGGTTCAAACAGCGAAAGCCTGAGCATCCGCACTCAAAAGTCGATGCTTATGGAGTATGCCACACGCAACGGTTTCGGGAATTGCCAGTACTATGTTGATGATGGTTACAGCGGTACGAACTCTGACCGCCCTGCCTTTCAGGAACTTCTGGATGATATCCGGGAAGGAAAGGTGGCAACAGTCATTACCAAAGACCAGTCCCGACTTGGACGCAACCACATCGAAACCGGAACGTATATGGAAATCTTCTTTCCTGAACACGGTGTCCGCTATATTGCAATCAACGATGGTTATGATTCCAACGAGCAATCTCAGATGGATATTGCCCCGTTCCGAAACATCATCAATGAAATGTACGCCAAAGACACTTCCCGAAAGATCAAGAGTGCCCTTCGGACACGCAAGAAAAGTGGAAAGTATATCTCCAGCGGCGCACCGTTTGGCTACCAGAAAGACCCTGCCGACCACAATCACCTTGTGATCGACCCGAACACCGCCCCCGTTGTTGAGTATATCTATTCAATGGCAGAGGAAGGGCTGGGGCTTCACCGCATCGCCAAGCGGCTCCACGATGAAAAAGTCTTGAAGCCGTGTTACTACAAGAAAGAGATGTTTGGCCGCTTTATTGATGATGAAAAGATGTATGATTGGGACAGTGCCTATATCAGTCAGGTTCTGCACAGCCCAGTCTACGCCGGACACATCATCTACGAAGCCAAGCCCACCGTGTCCATGAAATCCAAAAAGCGGCGTTATATTCCGTTTGAAGAACGCGCTATCGTTCCGAATACACATGAAGCAATCATCCCACAAGACCGTTGGGAGAACGTGCAGCGAATCCTTTACAGCCGTTCCAGTAGTTTTATGTGCGATAAGACCGACTACGACAATATCTTCAAAGGCATCGTCCGCTGTGCAGACTGCGGCAGAACGATGTTAGTCAAGGTCGAGCACAGGCGCAAACGTAACAGTGTTCTGGATCAGACCTTTTATTGTTGCAGCACTTATCGGAAATATGGTGCGAAAGCCTGTGACTCTCATAATTTGGAAGCCCGTGTTCTGCATGAAGCTGTCTTTGCGGACATTCAGGCACACGCAAAGGCCGCTGTGAGCAATCGGGAAGCCCTTGTGAAGAAGATTGCAAATCAGATGCACCTCCGGGTGTCCTCTGACCGGGCGCAGCACAAACGGGATTTGAAGCAGTGTAAAGCACGAATCGCAGAAATCGAAGACCTGTATGCAAAACTTTATGAGGACGTATCAAAGGGACTTCTCCCGGAGAAACGTTTTCAAATGCTTGCAGATCGCTACGACAAAGAACAGGCTGAACTGACCGAGAAGATTGAGCAGTACGAGCGGGAAGGCCGTGCTGAACACGATCAGCTGGACAAGATTCAGGATTTTATTGATGAAGTCAGCAAGTACGCTGGTATCACCGAACTGAACTATAAGATTCTGCATCAGCTGATTGACAAGATTCTGGTATCCAGAGCGGAAAAGGTCGATGGCGAATACGTCCAGAAAATCCAGATTTTCTACCGCTTTATCGGCCCATTGGATGCCATCGAGTAACAAAGTCAGAAAAGTCACCTCCGAGAACTATCCTACAGAGGTCGTACCAGAAGGGCTTTTCGCTGTAGAGCATGAGCGAACAGCGCGGCTGCGGCGTGTAGCTGGAAAAGTAGGGCGTTTTCTGCAGCACGAACCGGGTGAAATAGTGGTCGCCAAAGTACAGGGTGCCCTTGGTGAAGTAGGGCAGCTTTTTGCTGAACGCCCGGGCATTGTCCAGCGCATACGCGCCCCAGAACACCACATCGAGGGTGCGGGACACGCCGGAGACGCTCTGACCCTCCACGGTGTCGCCAATCTGATTGACACCCTGCGCGGTCTGCAGGTCCACATCCACCCCGTTCAGCGGGTCGAGAACGTAAGGGGCATCGTAGTCCCAGCCCAGATGCAGGACGGCACCGGCATCAGTCACGATTTTGAGATGGTCCTTAAATAGCACAGTGTCCTCCTTTCATCGTTTGCGGGCCTTGGCCTTGTCGGCTTCCCAGCGGGTCTCGCGGGCAAGGTCGGCGGCGGTCTGAGCCTTGCTCTGGATGTACTGATTGATGGTGGTATCGCCCTCGCGGTGGTAGCTGCGGGCGGCGGACACCACCTGTGCTGTGCCGGATGCAGCCACGGTGCTGCCCAGACGCATGTTGTCGGAAAGCACCAGCGCCCCCGCCTGCCGGATCATATCGGCAAGGGCAGAGTTGGTCTTTTCCAGCGCCTTGGTGTTGGCGTTGATGGCATCTTCCAGACTACCGGTGCCGGTGGTGATGTCCACGCTGCCCATGCCGCCGGAGCCGGACGAACCGCCGCCAGAGGAACCGCCGCCGTGGCTTACGTTCTTTTTGGAGCCGCCCATGCTGCCCACGATGGCCGCAATGGCAACGCCCAGCGCGACCGCTGCCGCTGCCACGATCAGGCCCATCGGGATGCCGAAAACAGTCGCGCTCAGCGCGGCAGAAATGGCGGTCAGCATTCCCTCAAACGCTGCGCCGATAGTGCCTACCATGGTGGCCACGCCCGCAAAAATGGTGGGGAAGCTGGACAGCAGACCGCCGCTCAGGCCCTGACTGATGGCAAGGGCCGCATTGCTCAGCGGTGTTTTTAGCCCGCCGAAGATCTCTATCAGGGTGGAGCCGAGGCCCTGCGCCTGCTGCCAGACCTCAGAGAAGCCGCCGGTCAGGCCGTTCACGATCTGCCCGCCAAGGTCGATAGCTCCCTGCACCAGCTGATCGCGGGCACCGCCCAGCGCTTTGTTGAGCTTAGTCACGATGCCAAGGGCAAAATCATTGACCTGCTTTTTCTGGTCGGCAGTCAGACCGCCGTAGATGGTGCTTGCCACCCACTTGCCGATGCTCAGCCAGTCCTGATTCTTGACGGCGGTGTACAGATCATCGAAGGTGCCCAGCACGCCGGTATCTGCTTCGGTCTGCAGCTCCTTCCACAGGCCGTCAAAGGTGTCTGCAGCGGATTTCTTGGTGGTCTCGGCTACCTGCACGGTGCCGTCTGCGGCGATGGTCTTGACCCGCTCGATGGTCACGAGGGCACCGTCCACCACGTCGTCGTAGACCTCGGTGATGACCTGTTTCTGGGTCTCGGTGCCGTCGGTCAGGGTCTCGGTGACGGTCTGGGTGGTGGTCTTGACCCCGTCTGCCAGAGTCTCGAAGGTGGAGGTGACCGTCTTAGCGGTCTCCCGCACTGTCTCCATGGTCTGCTTGACGGTCTTGGTACCGTCCGCAGCCACCTCTGTGATGGTTTTGATGTCCTTCAGCACACCGCCCACCATCTGGCGGGAAGTCTCGGTGATGGTCTGTTTCTGCTGCTGTTTGCCGTTGGAAAGGGTCTCGTTGACCGTCTCCACCGTGCGGGTGATGCCGTCTTTCACGGTAGTGGTCGTGTCGGAGATGGACTTGACTACGGACGCAGTGACGGCTTTGGTGCTGGCGCTGGCCTTTTTGCCGGAGGTGCTGACAGCAGATGCGGCTTTGCCTGCGGACTGGGAGATGGTGGAGGCGGCTTTCTGGCTTTCGGCCGCTGCGGCCTTTGCTTCGTTCTGGCGCTCAGTCCAGCTCTTGTTGCTGATGCCCTTGCCTGCCAGTGCGTCCTGATGCCGCTGGTCACGGTTCATTTCTTTGCCGTTGTAGGCTGATGCCACCGCAGAAGCAGCGCCGGACGCGATGCCGGTGGTGGCGGCATTGCTGGCCGTTCCAACGAGGTTGGTAATCAGGCCGGACACCCACGAGGTGAGCTTGCCCCACACGCCTGCAATGCCGTTGATGATGCCCTGAACGATGTTCTCACCAATATGGCCGAACTCGTCCATGTTTCCGTCCCAGACACCCACCAGCTTTGCGATGCAGGCGAGGGCTGCTTCGGCCAGATTTTCGATGCTGCGGATGATACCGTCCACCAGCGTGGTCAGCATAGCTGCACCGCACTTGAGGATGTCCGGCAGATGTGAGATGAGCGCGGCAGCAAACCGTGCAATGAGGTTGGCCGCTGATGTAATGAGGTTGGGCAGACTGTCCGTGATACCGATGATGAGATTTTCCAGCAGCTGGACACCGGTGTCAAAAATATCATCCTGATGATCTGCCAGATAATTAAGCAGCTCAGTCAGAAGGTCAGAAACAGCAGATACAGCATCGGGTATCTTCTGTATCAGTCCGTCGGCAAAATTGTCCAACAGCTCGGCAGCGGTGTCCAACATGGCAGGGACACCGCCCTCTGTGAATGCATCCGTCAGTTCCAGAACAACATCGTTTGCGACCGGAAGCAGGTCGGACAGCGACGAATAGAGCGAATCGGACAGTGCCCCCAGCAGAGCCTTCGTGTTATCGGTCAGGGTGGACAGCCTGCCGTTGAAGGTCTGGCTGGCTTCCAGCATACCGTTGTAGAACTGCCCGCCCTGACTGGTGGCGGCTTCCACCGCTGCTTCCAGCTCGCTGAAGCTGACCTTGCCGTCCGAAATGCGCTTGTACAGGTCGGACATGCTCTCGCCGGTGGCATCACAGATCTGGTTCAGCGGGTTGAAACCCGCATCGATCATCATGTTGACGTTTTCCAGCGTGACCTTCTGCGCCGAGGACATCTTGCCGTAGGCGCGGGTCAGGGTCTGCAGCTTTTCGGCGTTGCCCAGCGAGATATCACCCAGCCGCTGCAGCACGCCGGTGGTGTCGTCTGCCGCAATGCCGAACTGCAAAAGGGTCTGGGTGCCGCCGGTCAGGTCATCCAGCGAGAAGGGCGTGGATGCCGCCATTTTGCGGATCTCGGAAAGCTTTGTGGCGGCGGCTTCCTCGCTGCCCAGCATGACCTTGAAGTTGGTCAGGTAGCTTTCCATGGTGGCGTTGTAGTCCACGCCGCTCTTGACCACCTCGGCCAGCTTGGACGATGCCTGTTTTGCAAAGTCCGCGATCATCTGCCCGGCGGCCACCGTCCACTTGCTGGTGCTTTTTTCTGCCGGGTCGCTGTTCAGCCTTACTTCACCGGTGATGCTGAAATCTGCCACTGTGTCCACCTCTCATTCGGAGCGCGGGCACAAGGGCACAGGCTGTTATAACTTGATCTCTACCTCCCGCTTACAGGCGGGATTTTTGCATTTTACCCACAGGCCATGGGCGGATGCGGCATTTTCTGCCCACACCGGCAGCGCCCGCCCGCAGTATGGGCAGGGTACCGGGGCGCGGCTAATGCCGGAACCGCGCAAGGAACGCAGCGTCATGCTCTTCGACCGAAACGACACGGGCAGCACCCCCTCTCAGCTCAGCAGGCAGGGCAAAGCGCTCCTGCAGGTCGGCGTAGCGGTCGCGCATACTGCCCTCGTACTCGGACAGGTCCATGGTGCGCCAGCTCATGATCTTGGCTATGAGGGTATCCTCCGGCAGGGCGGCGAACAGCGCCCGGAACCGGAACCAGTGCACCTTTTCGCGGGTCAGGTCGATGCCGTAGGCCTGCTGGAACGCCGCCACGATGTAACCGGCATCACACTGGTAGTCGAAGGCAAGACCGGAAGAGGGCGCGGTACTGCTTTCAGCTGCGGCGCTTTCGGCTGCTTTTTCGCCCGCCTTATAAAACTCGATCATGTACCCGTAGGCGTCGATGATCTTCTGAGGGTCGTTCAGAAAACAGTGTGGGTCTTTGTAAAAACGCCAGAGGGCGCTGACCGCAAAACCGATGGGATCATCTCCTGTCTGGCCGCGCACATAGGTGTTGACCAGCCAGACCATGGGCCGGAAATCCGGGATGATCTCGTGTCCATGCCACCGGGTGGGCAACTCGTCCAGCAGCAGATCAGACATGGCGCTCTGCGGCGATCTGCAGTGCGTATGCCGCCAGCTGCTGCATGGCGTCAGGGTCGTCCCGCAGGGCATTCACAGCCTGCCGGGCATCGATCAGCTGGTCGGTCTTGCGGCGGGTCCCGGCTTCCGTGTCCGGCCAGAAAGTGTTGGTCTGGGTGATAGGCTGCTGCGCCGGGCGGCTTGCCACCTGCGGGTGGAAACCCTCGCTGCGGGACACGGGTTTCTGCTTGCGCTGCTGCTTTGCCGCTGCGCGCCGCTGCTCCCGGTTCATGGGCTGGAAAGGCTTTGCGGCATAGCGCTGCTTCTCGGCGGCAAAGGCATTACCCAGTTCCTCAATCACGTCATAGATGGGGGCCATGTTGTTTTCATCCAGACCCAGACGGTCGGACGAGCCTGCACCGAGGATTTCGTCGATGCAGTCCATGGCAATGCGTGCCTGTGCACGCACATGGTCGCCCAGACGGATGCCACCGCTCTGGAACTGCTCTGCTTCCTCGGCACTCCTGCGCTGCATCCGCTCGTTGGCATCCTCAAAGCGGTCAAGGTCGTTGGCGTTCATCAGGGAAAATTCAAATTCCTGTCCACAAATAACCATATTCTGGCTCCTTTCTTGGGCCGTGCCCCGGTTCTGCCCCGGAGGAATAAGCTTTGTTCACGGCATAAAAGATCCCCG